TTGCCTGTCTCTTTTTTGTCGTTCTTAAAGAGGACACCTGAATTGTCACGCTGTTCCATATTTACACCTTAATTTCATTGAGTTTTTTAACCTTGTCATCCACTTCTGCAAGAAACTGGATAACCTCTTGTTCGAGTTCTGCAATATAACGATCATTGCGCTCGATTCTTTTGATGAACAGTTGAAGGTGTTCGGGCATTCGTGGGTCAAAACTCACAAAGTCGCACCAACTTCTATCTGCACATCGCATCTGCCATTGCATTTGGTCATAGTATTTCTTTGCTGGCTCATCTCCCAAAATGGTATCAATATGGGTTGCCGTATTGGGACACTTGATCTCTAGGCATCCATCATCACCCACCAAGCCATCAGGAGAGGCGGCAGACATGGGAATAGTTGGATGGTCAATAGCACCCACCTGATTTACCATATTGCCTGTTTTCAACTCGTATGCGGCACGAGCAAAGGGTTCATTCTCAATTCCCCACTCCATAGCCGCATTGGTGTATGACTCTGCCACTTGGTTTGTCATTCTCTCTACTACAAGTTGAGCCATGTAGTTAGCCCTGCTTGTGCTGTAGCCTGACTTGGTTTTGGCAACAATGTCAGAGATGCGTGATGCAGTAGCTTTACCGCAACGCTGTTTAAACCATTCGGGTGTGCCTTGTTCTACATCGCTCATTTCAATGCTCCTTTACGTTTTTCTTTGGCATCAATCACTTTTTTCTGCCAATTTTTATCACCAGCGCAAGCAGAGTAAGCAGTGCTGTATACATTTTTAAGTTCCTCTAAAGTTGAAGCCGCATCAATAGCCGCCAAGTGGTCAATCATCATGCCTACATCTACATCTGAACCTGAGTCACCCTCTGGCAAGTCTTCTCCAGCATAGATGTACAGACCCAAACCATGTAATGACAAAGCCTTAGTCATGCACCGCATGATGGCGGTATTGACTGCAAATGCGTCAGGGTTAGGGATGGCTTTATTGCGGTAGTCCATTACTGGAAGTTGGCAAGTCATTGGTTTGCCAAACATGGTGACTGTGACGAACACCATTGCTGTGCCGTTTATGTCCATGTAGCACTTGTCGCCAAACATATCCACCTTGTATATGGCGGCAGGGTCTGCCTTTAGTGCTTCAGCCCATGCCCAAGCCCACGAGAGATAGGTTAGGTTGGCTTTCTTTTCGGTATGACTATTTACGTTCATACCAAGCAATTTTTCAATTTGAGACTTATCCATTTGCAACCTCCATGTACGCCTTATGAGCCTGTTCAGCAGTGTCGTAAATACCGATGTATTTGTGTACACCATTCCTTGTTATTTGTGCAATAAATTTCCCAGACTGATGCTTGCTAGAGCCAATCAATCTAGTCTTTGAATTGACTTGATGGCATTTTCTGTTTTCCATATTTTTGCTTTGAGTGCAAGCAAGTAAATTACTCCATCTGTTGTCGTCTTTAACTCCATTGATATGGTCAACAACATCTTTAGGAAAACTCCCTGTCATACACAAAAATGCAAGCCTATGAGCAAAATATCTTTTTTTATTTATAGATATGCTTGTATATCCATGACTATGCTTTGAGCCAGCAATCGAACCGACTGCCTGTCTTCCGCTCTTAACTTTCCATCGAAACAACCCTGTTTCTGGTTCATAGTTGAGCAACATCAACACCTGTTCCTGATTCATATTCACTCCTGTTTAAAATTTTGAAAAGTTTTTGAAATGTTTGTGTTCATTGAATTTGTATATACAAACTCGGATTTCCAATCAGTCAGTCTTTTGAGTGGGTACACCTTTCTGTGAGTTGAAGATTTGTTGGGCGATAGAGAATTGGGTATCAAAGTCAAAGTGGCGTAACTTGAACCAATTTCCTGATTGGTCGCAACAGTCAATTTCATCGCCTTTAGGCTTCGTACAAAACGGGCAAAAAAGTTCATCTTGGTTCTCCTCAAGGATGGCGGCAATAGTGTGTTTAAGTCTCATTTGTTCCCCTTGTATTCGTCTTTGAGCCATAGGGTTCTAAGCATACGCAGTTCCTCATCAGCGTCAATGGATGGCGTTTTGATGGTGTTGTAAAGAGCCAGTTCAGCCCTGCGTTGCATCTTGTTTTCTATGCGTTCTTTGATGAAGTGTTGGGCATACTCCCAATCACCTGACTTGATGGCAAGAGGGATAGCTACAGAGCCTTGGATGGCATCCATGATGTCATCATCATTGAGTTGTTGGAAGGATTCCCAAACGGCTTTATTAAAGGCTGTCATCGATAGACTCCTCAATCTGTTTTTCAATTTGTTTGCACTCCTTGGCAGAGAGTTCGTCTGTAATGTCAATTCGGTTGTTGCCTATCTGTAAATAAGCCACCCAAATGAATTTATCGTAGACTCCCTCGTTGGGAGAGTAGTCGGGGTCATATTCCCATTCGACCCAAGCCTTGATATCTATTTCAAGGTCACAAAACTCTATATTCATATCCATGTTGAAGCCTTTCAATGTGTTGGTGAAGAGTTCGTAGTGTTACACAGATTATAATGTTTAACACTAGGACAAACCCTAATTGCGTTGTTTGTATAACACTACACAATCCATCCCTCTATGCCAAGACCCAAAACTGAAATGACCAAAAGCGGCAAAACCATTGCCGTAAGAGCCACTTTAAGTGAGTGGAATGAGTTCAAACGACTTGGAGGGGCTAAATGGTTGCGACCATTCTTAGCTAAATCCATTGGAAAACATCAACAAACTAAGGAAACTAAATGAAAAAAGCACTAATTGCCTTGTGGATACTTGCCAGTTCAACAGTAGTCTATGCGGCTTGTTCAACCCATACCTACACACAAAATGGTCGGTATGTGACTTGCACCACTTGTTGTTATGGAAATAATTGCAACACAAACTGCTATTGACAAACTCTAAAAGTTTGTTAAGATTTGTCTCGTTGTCGTTGCACACAACAAGGTTTAAAGCCGTTTACTCATGCGTATTGCCTTTGGGGATTCTCAAAGGGTGCAACCAATATGCAGTAGTAAGCGGCTTTTTTCATTTGTGCTTTGACTTCCGTACTCCACACGATAGTAGTGAGTCTGCATGGACTGCTTGGAAGAAAACACCGCACACAAGTACACCCCTTGTGCAAAATGTGACCAGCGTTGATTTGGCGACTGGTAAAGCACATGGTTCATCGGTGGTAAACAAGGCCATGTGTATAAGCGAACAAATCCGTCAAGCGCACTTGGGGCTTTTTGGTTTTTCAATGTTAATAGGATTCAATAAATGAACATCAATCAGTCTGGAGAAGGTAGGATAGAAATGACTCTATCCACCCTTGGAGAAACTATGTCTAAAGGAAATGCAATGCACTTAAACGACAGTTACCCCACAGAGTTCTATATATCCGATGTCGGGTATTTAGTGTTAAAACAGGATTGTTTTGAATGTGGTCGAGTAACTCAATTTATGCTCTCACCTGAGCAAACAAAGGTATTTTTCAATCTATTGCCTGATTTGATGCTAGAACAAACTCAAAAATGGACTGGATTGTTTGACCCGCCTATTCATGGAGATGACAATGTTTGAAGAATTTTGGAAAATATGGCCTAGCAATCCAAGAAAAGGGGCTAAATCCAAATGTAGACAAGTGTGGATAAAGTCCTATTGCGACACACAGGCAGACCAAATAATAAAACACGTTCAATGGCTGAAAACCACCGAACAATGGTTAAAGGCAAATGGGGCTTTTATTCCTGCCCCTTTGGTCTATCTAAACCAACAGCGATGGGATGGCGCAGAAGTTCCTGAGATTAAACGCACAGAAACTGCCCTAGAAGCGATTGAAAAGAGTAGGGCAATGTCAGTTCCAATGCCTGACGAAATAAGGGCTAAATTACAGGCTTTGAGGCGGTCATGACAAAAGATGAAGCCAATCGACTACTGGACAGACACAAAGAAACCAAGGAACTTAGCTTCTCTGACACCACAAGAGCGCTTGCAATTACTGGAGATTATGAAGCAGATGGAGGCGAAAGAGTGGATTTTGAGGCACAAGAGGAAAACCAAAGACCTTGGGAAAATGAAAGCATCCGCATGGTGGTGGCAGACCTTATCCGACATAGAGAAAAAGCGTGGGTTACCCGCCGTTAATGAGTTACGTTGGCGCATGAACAACATCAAAGGAAATCAATGATTTATATAGGTATAGACGCTGGTTCAGTAAGTGGCGCTTTGGGTGCAATAGACCATGACTCAAATTATGTCGAGTCGTTCATGATAGACCACAGGGACAAGCATATCCTCGCCTTGGTGTTTAAGAGTCGAATCCTATCCATTGTTGACCCACGAGAGGGCGCACAGATTTGCATGGAAGCTGTCCATGCAATGCCAAAACAAGGAATTTCAAGTACGTGGAATTTTGCGAGAGCAGTAGGTGTTATCAGCGCAGTTTGCGAATTAACTAACTACCCTTTTCACTTGGTCAGCCCTCAAAAATGGAAGGGCTATTTTGGGCTAACAGCAGACAAAAACGAGGCATTAGACCTTGCTCGGAAGCTATTCCCTAAAGCACCCCTAAAGCTTAAAAAGGACATTAACAGGGCAGAGGCTTTGCTGATCGCTGAATATTGGAGACAAGCCAATGTCTGACAATGACGAAAAAAAGGGCATCGTTATCAAGTTTGACCCCGTTGAATACGAAGCTATTCGGGCAATAGGTGAAGGTAATCTATCCGAAGGGTTTAGGGTTTGCCTACGTTGGGCAGTCCATTTTCACGCCATTGGTTTGCGGTCTGATGACAATCTTGAATATATTGGGCTTTGCACAGTGGCAGATTAACCCCTGCGAGGGCTTTAAAGGGGTCTTAAAGCGATTATTTCTCTCTTGTCAATATCTGCACGAGGGTTAGGGCTTGCAGGGTCTTAAAAGTAGGCAAGAAAAAACCACCCGAAGGTGGTTGTAAGTGAGTGCTTACTAACTTGTTATGTGTTTAATTCCAACTCTAGCCAGTGCTTAACCCCTGCAATGGCTTGTCTCATTTCAACTGATTCTGTTTCATCTTGCAAAATCTCTAGCGCTTCTTAGTCTGAA